CCCAGCACTCTTCGGGTCCCTAGAATGGGGCCCGGTCTTGCTTATTCCCCGGTGAATTCCGGTGATAGAGTAGGCTTTGTTAATCGCCTATAGGACTATATCTAATGTTCAAGAACGAAACTACGTATGCTACTGCCATAAGGGAAAATGCCAATGGCTCTATCGGTTATAGTGGGACAACGGTCTCTGGTACTTATAAGTACCAGAAACCGGATCCCACCAGCCGAAAGCGCCCTGTCAGTCTCTTTGACGGTACCACTGCGCGTGACGTCCTTGAACAGAGGAAACTCTTCGGTCCTATTGTTTACGTTGGCCCTGACTTGAGCGTCTATCGTACAACCGTGTATGACTTAATCGGTAACGGGGTAAATATTCCCCGTGCTCCCATTGAGCCGTCTGGTATTAACGATATGCGTGTCATTGATGGGAAGCTTCGAAAAGCAATTTTAGACCAGAAGGTTGACCTTGCCACTGCGCTAGCCGAGTTCCGCCAAACGGCGGGCCTCGTTACTAAAGCAGCGGAAGATATATACCGAGTCTATCAGTCTTTCCGACGTGGGCGTGGTGCAGCGGACTTGTTCGCTGGATTTGCTCAGCCTCGTACTCGTAACGGACGCGCGGCGGCAACTCGCTGGCTCGAGATACAATATGGCTTCAGGCCCCTCTTTAATGATATTTATGGCTCGGCGGAAGCCTTGCATAAACGCATTGTTGAGGGCTCTGACCATTTTGTAAAAGTTCGAGATAGTGAGTCGTTCGCCGGTCCCGTCACAACATCATATGGCACAGCATCGGCCTCGGTCGTGCTGCGTCAGAAAGGTGTTGCTCGTTACCGTATTAGTGCCTCCGGTCTCAAGCAGTTATCGGAAGTCGGGATTACAAACCCTGCGAAGGTCGCGTGGGAGCTCATACCGTATTCGTTCGTAGTAGACTGGGTGCTGCCTGTCGGCGGCTTCCTCGAAGGCCTTTCGGCTCTCGTTGGAACCGACGGCCTGCAAGTCGCCCGGTCATACTGGTTCGAACGGCATGTGAACCTGCTCGTTAGCAAAACTGGTGGATCGTCTATCGTTACTAGACCAGGTAATTTCCTTGAGTCTTAT